CTGAAGATCCTCCCCACGTCCTTTTCTGGATCAATTACCCTGTCTTGTCCTTCCCCTCGTCCCCCTCCGTAGATGATATTTCTTTCCTCGGTCCAATCCTCCTCCCAGCGGGGATCGGCCATGTTTCCGAACTCTTGCCCAAAGGTAAGTGCTGCTGGGTCTATCGTCCTATCTATCCCCCGTTGGTTCACGTAAGTCCTGAACTGAAAATTACCAGGAGAGGCCTGGATGACATCCCAGTAAACAGGAGTTCCACCTGAGTAAGCGTGATCCGAGATATCGTTCAAAACGTCCATAAGAGTCTGCCATTGCAAATCCCCATTAAACGTAGGTCCTTCAGAAACGTCTGCGGATACAGTGAAGTTAGCCTGAACTCTGGTTCTTCCGTAGGGATCATTTCCTGAATCGGGGGCCACATTTTCCCTCACCAATTCCTTCATTACATCATCCGCGGTCCCCGACTTCTCGGATTCCGCTTGGCCTCCCTTATAGGCCACAATCCGATTATCGATGATGTGGTTCTGCCCTGGGCCCTCCAAAAACACATGCGTCTGCCCTCTTATCGTTTCAGCTCCCCACCGTCTCAAAAATCCGGTCATCTGCCATTTAAGATTCCCCCCGGGAGGGGAGCGCCAAATCTCTACGAGTCGATCCAAACCTAATACTGAGAAGTCGAAATCGTGAGGCATGTGGAGTTGAACCCAGCCAATCCCATTTACGGTGCGCGTATACCGAAGAAAGGTGTAATTCTCAAGGAGCTGGATGGGCTCGCCATCTGATTGAGCAAGCCAGATCTCATGCCCCGCCATCGTTCGACCAGTGCGTTACTTGCCAGCGGAAATGGAGAAGGGTATTCCCGTCTCCTCCGGTGACATAAGCAACGATCTCATTGCTTCCTGGGAGGAGCTTGAAGGTCCCGAAGTCAGAACCCCTACGAGGTTGGAGTGCAAAGCCTCTCCAGTTTGATTTGATGGACTTCTTCTGGGGACGGAAATCTATCTCGATCTCCTCCCCCGACTGAGCCTCTAGATCGAAATACAGTACGTCTCCCGAGGTGTGATTCTCCAACCACACTAGCGTCCCAGGTCCCACAAAGGTCGCAATGGGATAAGCAGAGGCCGATCCTACATTGCTTACCGTTGTCTTATCGGCGGCCTCGGCGGCCCCTGTCCCATAGTGCCCCAGATAGACCGTCTTTCCCAAAGACCCGATACCCAGAACAATGGGATTACCTGCAAAGCCTGTCGGAGGAAGGTCGATATCCGTTTTCACGAATGTCGAGCCATTCCAGATCCCGACATTGGACATATCCAATCCCGCGGTGGTTGCGGTATACGCTCCCCCCAACCACAGGCGATCATCAATCCAATCCAACGAATACACAATGTCGTTGACTCCGCTTTCCATCGGGAGCCAGTCCGAACCTCCCCAGACTGCTATTCGATTCACTGTATTCCCAGAGGCGGTAGTGAACTGCCCTCCCGCGTATAGCTTCCCATCGGGAGAGAACTCAAGTGCCTCTACCGGATTGTTGAACTGAGAGTTCCCACCCACGGCATGAGATGTATTGGCTGAGACATTCCACTTTGCGATTCGATTTGTAGTCGTCCCGTTGAAGTTGGTGAAGCTCCCACCCAGAAACAAGTTCCCATCCGGGGCGATAGCTAACGCTCTAACAGTGTTGTTAGCTCCAGTCCCTACAGCAGACCACACGCTCCCGTTCCATTTTGCCAATCTAGTAGCGGGTGAAGTGAACTCCCCTCCCACATAGACTATTCCATTCAGTCCCACTACAACCGCTCTAGCCGTCCCGTTCAGTCCGGTACCTAAAGCCGACCAAGCATTCGAGCTGTAAGACGCGACCCTGTTTGCAGAAGTCCCACCATCGACCGTAGTGAACGACCCCGCGACGTAGACTGTTTCATCTGGGGCGACTGCTATAGATCGCACCTCTCCGTTGTCTACTCCGGCTCCTAGTGCTGTGATGGAATCATTAACGAGGGCTGCAATTCTGGCGGTATTAGATACCCCGGCGAAGTTGGTGAAGATACCTCCCAGATAGATTGTCCCAGTAGGAGAGGCTGTGACTGCTCGAATGTAATCGTTAGCCCCCGTCCCCGTAGGGAAGCCCCACTCTCCATCCTTCCTTCGGATGACACGGTTCCAGGTGACATCCTGAACATGATCCAAAACCGCCACCTGCTGTCTATCCTCATACCAATAAGGATCAGGAGCAAACAAACGAAGTCCGACCGTTTCTGTGAAACCCATTCTGTCGCCACCTTCCAATCCCCCCTCATAGAGAAAGTCGGCGTAGGAGGTATTGGTGGAGGCGGTGTATTGAAGTCTGAAAGGAATAGGTGAGGAAACCCTATCCAGTTTCACTACATCCAAGAGAGCTTGTCTAACATCACTCCAATTGTTGAGGGTCGCACTTCCCCCAACCTGAATCATCAGATTAGCCACTCGCCCTCTAACCTGAGTATCCTCGTATACCGATCCCGGGATCCTGGCAAACGGTTGCTGATTCACAACCACAGGCGGCATTCCCATCCCCGTAAAGTCCAGATCGGTCAAAGAAGCATGTACGCTAGAGAATGTCTTGATCGCTCCACCCAATCCAAAGGCTTCTCTCTGAGATGTGCTTCCATGAAATACCCCATCCCAGGAACAGCCCTCTTGGTCTCCGTCGCAATAGGTTGTAGCGGTAGTCTTCTGTTCTACCTGAAGACCATCTACATAGAGGAGTTGAGTAACCGCGCTGTTGTCATTTGTGATCCGCACATGGATAGTCGTAGAGGTCCCGGTAGTGATGGTCTTTTCTACCCGCTTCCACTGAGACGAAGCGAGGATTTGCAGATTCCCTAACTCGACGGAGCTATTGTTCCAAACCGCTAATCGTGCATCATCGGAGGGATTGTAGATATACACACTGACCGTGTAGGAGGTAGTAGCACTGACTGAGATCCCGGCCCCCGCGGTGTAGTAATAGGCACCCCCCAAAGCCGAAGTCCCTGTAGTGACCGCCAGTGAATAGCGACCGAATCTAGCCTGGGTGTTATTCCTGACAATCGAAGCTCCTGAACCAACCGCCGACCATCGGGTCGAATTGGTTTCCAGGGAGGGATTCACTCCGAGATTCGTAGTGGCCTCAGGAACGACAATCTTGAACATCAATGCGCCCCGCTGACGATAGCTTTCATCATGGCGAATTGTCCTACCAAGTCCTCAGAATCGGCCATTGATTGAATCGTGAGGTTCATGTTGTTGGTTGTCTGAGGACTCACCGTAACCCGCTCTCCGGGACTGGCCCGGAAAGAAACAGTCTGACTATCGGCTCCTCCCTGTCCTCCCACGATGAAAGAGCCACCATGTTGAAAGCCGCCTCTAACCGGCTTGGTAAGAGTTGTGGCACTCACTCCCTGCAATTGCTGTGCAAGTGCTTTCCAGGCTGCCACTTCCCCCCAGACAGCTTCGGTTGTGGTTTGGACTTCGCTCTTGAGTTTGCTCTGTTCGATAATCATGGTGAGCTGATGAGGAGAGAGTTCCAGAAATTCTCCACCAATTGCTCTTACTGATTCCTCGTAGTCCTCTTGGGTAATGAGCCCAGCTTCGAGAGCTGAGTTCAATTCCTCTAAAGCCCCAGATGCCGCACTAGCTAAAGTGACTTCACTGAATGAAGTCACAAGAGCATTGTTCGCTTCTAGTGCGGCCTGTGCCTGTGCTGTCATTTGGTTCAAGCCCTGCGAAGTCAATAGGGCCTGATCGAAACTAGCCGCCGCCTCTCCTCCTAGCCGAAGGGATTCACCCATTTGCAATGAGGCATCAAATATACGGCGCTCGCTCTCTGCATATTCCTTGAGTGCTTGACTGGCATTAGGCAAGCCTGCAACAAACTCAGCAGCCTCAACACCCATCTTGTTGAGAACTAATGGCATTTGTTCCGATACATCAAACCACGGAAGTAACCCATCAACCAGGAAAGAACCTATCCCGATCTTCGCTGCCTCTACACGGTCCTCCCACTCATCTAAAGCGAGTTCCCATTCTCGGGTTTTTGCAACCGATTCCTCAGTCAGGATAAGATTCTCCTGAATGGCCGCGGCATTCTCTCGGATTGCATCCCCGCCTTCTGCAAGAATGGGATTGAGGACAGCCCAATTTCTTCCGAAGATCTTCGAGAGTTCAGCTGCTCTCTGGGTGGGATCTTCCATTTCCTTGAGTCTATCCGCCAGAGTCGCGAGGTTCTCAATCGAAGGCGCAAAGCCGTTCTTAGCAGCTAGCTGGAGTGAAGTCCTTACCTCTTCAATGGAAATCCCGAAATCATCCGAGACCTGAATCAGTCGGCTGGTTTCTTCAGTGGAGACACCGAGGTTAGTTGAGAGTTCCCTGACCTGATGACCATAAGCGATATAAGTTCCAATCGTCGCATCGAGTCCTTTGTTGAGGGTGAATAGAGCCGCTGCACCAGCCGCCCCAAGAGTCTCAAATCCCTTCACGGCATTGTGTAAAGTTTTACCTGTCTCTGAGATCCCTTTGTTGAACTTGTTCAGAGATGCAGTAGCTTTGTCCTTAAGCTCAAGGATGATACGAAGTGTGCTTTCAGCCAAGGTCGGTTAGCTCTTTCAGCATCTTGATCTGTTCAGGGGTCATGTTTTTGAGTTTGCCTTGCTTGTGAAGTTTCCATACATCGTAGGAATTCGCACAAGCCAACATACGATCAAGTTCACCGGCGCGCTGATCGTCCGTCCCGCCCGCGCGGGGGAGAACCCCCCAGTTCCGCCATTTGAAGAGACGGGAGAGTTCGGGCGGCGGCGCACCATTACCATCGGCGTACCGCACCGTCGCCCGGATCATTCCGGGGGGACTTCTAATGCCTCTGCGATGTGCTTATCTAGCTTCTGTGCAAGCCATGCTACAGCGGAGGGTTTCATACTATCCACATCCTCAGCATGGACAGTATTCAGAATCCCCGCTTTACAGGCGGCTCGCACAAAGTTCCCTAGCCTCTGGGGGGTGGATTGGTCGAAATACTTCTCCCCTCCCAGCTCACGCAGGGCCTCAAAGTAAGCCTCGACGTGCCTTTGTAGAAGCTCATCCTGAAGCTCAGCAGAGACGCCCAAGGACTTATGCTCCAGCCTCATGCAGTCACGCCTTTCAGAAGCTCAGCGGTCCTCATCGTGAACGAAAAGGTTAGAGGATCAGGAGAAGCAGCATCCCCACCAAGCCACGGCGCAGCGGTGATCTTTCCGGTCCCAGTGAAGGCGATCTTCCCCGTCCCGGCTCCACCTTGAGGACTCCAGCGTAACCTGATCTGAGTACCGTCCGCGGCCTGATGGTAGCCTCTGAATTTCTCGAATGGATCGGTTGATCCTTCGGTGAAGACACACATATAGGTGACATCTACGGGAGTGCGCTTTCCAAAGGTCACGATCCCCGTATCACCATCGGCGGTATAGACCTCACCCGCGAGACGCTCACCACCGGATACTTCTACGTTGTTCGCCCATCCTGAGATGTCCGTGAACGAACCGCTCCCGGTTCCGTACTCCACCTTAGCGTTGACGAAGCTGATCCCACCAGTAGTCTGTGCCATTACTCCTTCTCCTTCTTAGCTTCCTTGATTTCCTCAATGGCTTCCGCTTCCAAAAGAACCTTGGTTCCTGGATTGGTCGCCTCCAATTCGATCTCGTTTCCTTGATGGACGTTCTTATCAGGGAAAGCGAGAAAGCCTGCTTTTACGAGATAGCGTTTCTTAGCCATGTCCCTCCACCGTGGTCACGAGCGCCCAGTAGGGCGTCTCGCCTACAACTTCACTCGAAGACAACGCGATAGTCCAACTGATCGGTGCTCTCCCTAGAGGTTTCGCGGAGTTGGGAGTAAGCGCCCGAAGTGCCGTTGAAAGAGCGTCCGCGATGTCCACCACCGCCGCGTGATTCAGAGGGCTTGTAGATTGTCCCACTGGTTCCACGATGATTACCAGGTCTCCTCTGAACGTCGGCCATCCTCCTGGAGTTTGGACTGTTAAGGGTCCTTCCTCCCCGATCACGGCTCTTGGAAAAGAACAAGGAAGGTCCGCCGTAGCAACTGATGGAGGAGGCCCATCGAACGCCCTCACAACCCCGCTGACTGATAGGTCTGCGAGATTGTTGATGAAGGTGTTGTAGGTCGTAATCACCGAACATGCCTCTTCCGGTAAAACTCCAGAGTTTGCTTCACGTCATGCGGAACCTGGGAAGGAAGGATCGTCACCCCGGAATCCGTCAGGAGAGGTCTATCCAGGTCAGAGTTCGTATCCTTCTGCCTGTAGAGAAAGGCCGCTAACCGGGTAGTCGCCTGCACTACATCCGCGGGAGGCGTTGAGGAATATCGCCAGTTTGCAACCACCGTGATTCCAGTTTCGGGATCGTCCTCGTAATCCCACTCTTTGTTCGCCGAGGCCAAGAGTCTGACCCCGTAGTACGGCGTCCGATTCCTCGGAAGAGTGACATACTGCGCGGAGGTGATAGATTCAGACCCCGATTGTGAGTCCG